AGCAGCTCTTTAAGTAGCTGGGCGCGTGAAATAGCCATGTTACATCACTCCTTATACGCCAGTCGTGTTGTTATACTGGTGACCTGCGTTCCATTTAACGTAGGCCTCAGTGTAACCACCCGAGCTGTTTTTCGTTTCCTCGACCAGACCAACGATGCGGAAAGGCAGAGTGTTTGTTGTTGCAGACGTATCGGAGATCGCGCCACGGGAGTTACCCGAAGTAGAATCACCTGTGTTGTCTACACCAGCGACGTTCGCACCGATGTCTGTCAGAGCCAAGTCACCGATAGTTGTACCCGAAGATACGACGGCGGCTTTGAACAACAGGTCAGTTGCGTCTGCAACGTAGGCGACGATGTCGTCTGCTGCAGTGTTCGCTGGGAATTGCTGGCTGTACAATTCATAACCCAAGTTTGGATCAGTGTATTTGCAGCCCATGAAGACACCAACAGGTGTCATTGCGGCGTCAAACGCATCGCGCTCGACAGTACCACCGGTGACAATTTTCACGGCATCCCCGAAGAAAATCGTAGTGTCATAACCACTAGCAATCTTCATCGAACGATATACACCCCCTACAAAAGGGGTCCCGCTCAACAGTTTCACCGGAACCAGACCGTAAGGTCCGCTAACAGTAGGATAAGCCATCTTCAGCTCCTATTAAGTTCCGTTACCAAATGTGACCTTCGTCTTACGCTCGTTAAAGAGCGGCATACGAGGATCGTTCTCACGCATGAAGTTGTTGTCCACCGAGTGCATCTGAGACTTAGTTTGAGTGTCGTAGTATTCCGTACGCTCCTCAACCAACTCTGTAGGTGCCTTACACAGCATAAGCCCACCAATCACCACGTTATCAGCAAACCGATCGTTTTCGATTGTAACCATGGTAATTTCTGGGTGATCTGCCGCTTTCACGGGTTCCCAACCTTCACGCAATTTTGAAGAAACGTTAGTGGCGTCGGCTTGACCTTGGGTGCTTACGCGAACCCAGTGATATGCGTACCCATCTTCAGGAGTCGGCGATGGAAGTGTTTCCGGGCGCTGCCAGCTCCGTTTACGGACGTTTTTATCGCGAGTCTCAAGCTCACGGTTGATACGATTCTCAGCCATTTTGTTTCCTCATGTCTAATGCAACCTGTTTGGCGTACTGTTGCGGGGTAAGTCCAAGCCTCTTCGCGATCTGCACTTGGGTTCTTGTTAGTGTCACCTTCTTCGGCGCAGTACTGCGCGTTGCTGGTGCCACAACCTGTGCTTTACGCTTCGGCTCCGGGGCCACCTCGACTTCTGTTTCGTCCCCCTCGAACTGATCTGGGAAGACCTGACGCATACGAGAATTAATCTTCTCGTAGTATTGACTCTCTTGAGGGCTGATGCCCTCTTTGACGAGTTTATTATGCAGCCCCAGCGCAAAACTCGTCATCTCATCGTCTGAACCGAACCAAGGGTTGGCGTCTTTCCAATCCATGGCCCGCTTATCGACCTGTGGAGCCGGGGCGGGTGTAGATGCTTCTGGTGCCGATTGTACAGGCGTTTCATCTTCCTGTAAAGTTGGTACCTTGATGTTTGCTAACCTATCGAGTTTAGACTTAGCATCGGAGAGCTTTTCTTGCGCTTCGAGCACAGCATCTGCGTCTCCAGAGTCATAGGCGGTTTTATATGCAGTTTTAGCAGAACTTAGCTGCGTCTCTGCATTTTTCTTTGCCTGTGCGACAAGAGCCGTTTGACTCTTTGTGCTACTTGTTTTGAGTTTTTTATTCTCTTCCAGTAGCTGCTGAGTGACGCGCTCCAGTTCTTCTCTAGCGCGTAGTGCCTCTTCTTTTGCCCGCCGTTCGTCATGGTACCCCTTGCTGAAGTGCTTGATGCGTTTGCGAACTTTGTCAGAATAATCTTCCAGCTCTTCATCAGTAACTTCTTCAGGTGGGTCGGAGGGCTTCCGGCCACGATCTGCTTTCGGCGTATCGTCAACAACGTCCACGTCAAAATCGTCGTCATCGTCAGGTGCGGGATTCTTAGCCTTTGTCTTTGGCGTATCTTCCACGTCTACTTCGATGTCGTCCTTCTTAGCTTTGCCAGAACGATTCATTGGCTCCGCAGATGAGGGTTCAATCTCAATATCCACTGTGTCTTCCTGATCGTCAGGAAATTCGTATTCTACTTTTTGAAACGGCATTGTGCATCTCCCTATGCGCGTGTGATACCCCGAGGATCAGCCACGACTGCCTCAATCGAATCGTCATTCATCAAACGATACTCAGTACCCCCAATAGTAAACCGAGTGCCTGAGTTCATGCGGAACATCACATAATCACCTTGTTTACACCAAGGGCCATCAGGGAACCGTGCTTCATCCCCATAGGCATCATTACCCATATCCACGACCAAACCAATGATAGACATGATGTGGTCTCTGCCACGTTCAGAGTCGGTTTTGAGGATACTTGTCCCCTCATAAGTGTCCGCGACCTGCGGCAAAGCGATGAGCAGGCGGTACCCAACTGGTTTTGGCAGTTGCGCCTCAAACTCGGTTTCTTCGTTTATTTTTACTGCTGCTTCAGTCATCGTTGTCATCCATATAGTTGCGCGAGAGGTCTTCGATGTAAGATTTGCTGGCTTCGAGACCCCGAATTAAGCCAACAACTTCCCTATACTCGGCGTAGTCTTTAGGAGACCCCCCGGATAGAAAACGCTGTGCAGACGAGATTTGCTCGTCGATGTTATTTGTAAGCACGTCAAAGACGGTTTTTGCCATAGGTTATTTACCCTCTCCTCTAGGTTTTTGCTGTGTCAATTTCGCCATTTCTACGGCGGTCTTGACTTGCGCCTCGCGGCGCGCCCGGTCCATCTCCACACCTTTTACTTCGGCGTCGATGGCGAGTTCAGTTTTGTCTACGTTAAGCTCTTCAGCCTTAATCATAGCATCTGCGGCGGCTTTCGCTTTCTGCAGTTTAAGTTGCTCATTGCGCAGCGCAGCGTCTGTTTGGTCTTTCTGGGACTTACGCTGTACTTCCTGCGCTTTGATCTGGAGTTCGGCCTGCTGCATCTGGATGAGCGGGTCTTTAGCCTGCTCTTGCGCCTTTTTCTGCGCAGCTTGCTGCTGATGTGCCTGCGTAAGCTGTTTACCAGCATCAGCAACCAGACGTGACAGTTGAACTTCGACTTCTTCCGGCATCTCTTCGTTTGGAGCTGGTAGAGGCGCGCCAAGACGTTCTTCGATCTGCTGGCGATACTGGAAGCCAAGGTGTTCGGCGATGTGCGCCTGCAAGGAAGCAAGAATCTGCTTTGCCTGCGGGTTTTGCCCGATCATCTGGGCGATCATGGGGTCCTGCAGGAACGCTGTATGCGTAGCAATGTGCGCTTCGTGGTCCTGATAGATAAACGCTTTCATCGGCTTGCCGATCAACGCGTCCATGTTCTCGCTGATTGGGTCTGTAGGCTTCGCATCTTCGCGGGTTGGGACAATCTTATCCGCGTTCTTGATCCCCAAGACCTCCATCATCTCACGATGCAGCATAGGCAAATCATAAATCTGAGGCGCCTGCTGAGCCATCTGGAGCACTGCTTGGTACTGGACCACCCGCTGCGCCATTGTAGAGCTGTTAGGATCGCTGACAGGGATTACATCCACCATCATATAGTCCATCTGACGAGCACTCACCTCGCCTCTCTCAGGCACGTAGGAGTACTCTGTGGGGGCGTGCTCGGCGATAATAGCCTTGAGGAGCTTAAACTCCTGCTTCATCGCGTAGTGGACGCGTGCTTGGACCGCTGCCATCGGCTTCAGGGTACGCTCGAGCAGTGCCAGTGTGGTACCAACAGGCGCGTTTGCCGACATATCCGAGATATTCAGGTCAGAGATAGCCCCGAGGCGGCGTCCTTCCTGTGTAATACGGTCTAACAACGTAAGGAGTGTTTGAGACGGCTCTTTGTACGGCAGAGGCATGATATTATCACGAATGCTACCAGATGGAACGTCTACATCCTTAAACTCACCCGGCTCGATAGGCGAATCATCGCCTTTGATGCGCAAACCACGTGTTTTCAAGCCTCCCGGTAGGTTCGACAGTGTGCCTGCGTCCACCAACTGGCGGATAAGGGCTGTTCCTGCGCGAGAATACCCCCCGATGATGTGAATCAGGCCCAAACCATAGAAGCCAAAGCCCGGAACATAGGGATAATGCACGAAGAATTGGTTTTTTAGGCGTAGTGTGTCTTCTTCGTCATAGTTACGGCGTACCGCGAGGACCTCACCTGACCCGCGCTCAATCGTAACGACGTACGGCTTAGGCAATTCGTCCTCATCGTCGACTCCGGGGACGTTCATCTCCACATGACACTCGTATAGAGCGTACCGATTGTCGTCAGTTAGGTTAAATCCACCCTCTTCAGCCTTCTTCTCTTCAATATCGGAGTGGTAAGGGACAGGATCACCCAAATCTACGTCGCGGTAGAACCCACCAGCCTGCAGTTTAGCCATCTCGTTCTTAGTTTTACGCATAACATGCGTAACGCGCTCGGCTGTCTCTAGGTGACTGGCGCCATACGGCACAATCACGTCCTCTGCGGGGATGTAGATAGACACTTGACGGCCCATATTCGGGTCGAAGTACACTTTTTTGAACGCGGAACCGGCCAAACCAAGGCTGTAGAGCATCCGCTCGTGTTCAGACCGATACTCGACCATCCGCTCGGTGATCTCGTAGTTCATATCGGCCTTGACGCGCTGCGCTGCCTCGATCTTCTCTTTATTCTCGCTGCCGAGAATCTTAACTTTCACTGGTCCTGCGGCTGGAAACGTCTCA